TAAAAAAATGGGTGGTGGCTTAGCTGCTGCTACTGAAAGATTAAGAGCTCAAGGTAAAATGGGTGGTGGCATGATGAAAAAATATTCTGTAGGCGGTGGTGCTGATTCAGGAAGAATTGGAGAACTTAAAAGTGATTTAGCAACTGCTAAAAATAGAGCTGAAAGAATAGCTGCTGTAAAAAAAGCTGACAAAGCCAGAGGAAAAATGGGTGGCGGCATGATGATGAAAGCACCTGGTTATAAAAAAGGTAAATCTGTCATGGCTAAAGGTTGTAAATTAGGAAGAAAAAAACCTACTAAAATGTATACATAGGAGGGACTATGTCCCTAAAGGGTCTTTTAAAAATAGGTAGGG